TTTTTTTTACTTAGTCTTTTCTTCATCAAGTGCTTTCGCTTTATATTTAATTTTCCACAACTGCTTATTATTTTTAATCATATCTTGATTCTTTGCTTTATCAAGAATTACATAGTTTGGTATGAACTGATCAGACATAATACCTGCTGGAAGAGACTTAAAATCTAAGAACTCATCCGTGTATCCTTCATACTCAAGCTTTCTATTAAATGGTTTCTGCTCAAACAGAACTTTACCCAACCTATAATGTTTATATACTTCAAGAATTGCTCTGCAAAAACTCATCTGGTCTGTTTTTCTACTTAACAATTGAGCAAACCAATTCTTACTAAGAGGCCGGGCCAGACAAACAAAAGTAGGGGTAGCTGAAAACTTCAACTTGCCCCTATCTAATCCACCATTTGGATATTCTATTTTGAAGTACTCAGGTATGTACAAACTAGTTAAATGTCTTTTGTACACAGTAGCTGGAGTCTTGCCTTCATAACTATTAAGAAAAGCACCAAACTCTCTGAACGATACAAGTCCATGAGTACGTACCGCTTCTTTTATGAACCACAATATCATGTCAACAATACGTTTAACTTCAGCACGAGGTAGATATTCAAGAGCAGTCCAGAGATCATCAATCAAGTCCATAGTTGAGTAGGCTTGATTTTCTTTTATAGCATCTTTCCTGTAGCACTTGAATTGATTAAACTGTGGGTACTCTGGTTTATTAATCTCCACCCTTTCTGTTAATTTTTTAATCATTTTTATGATCTACCTCTTGACAAATTTTAATTAGTACTTATAGGTAACTTTAGGTTATCTATAAGATACCCATAATACTATTTCTGGAGTTGTCAAGGTGGACACCAACGTTTTACTAGAACTCATTACGAGTTTGTCAGGTCTAGTAGATCTTTATGGTGTTACCACTGTTGGTATGTCTTCTCTGCTTGGGCTGTCTATCTATCAAATATTTAGACTGCGTAAGCTTCTGAAGAACGCAGCGAATGCTGGTAGGTCTTTCTCTAAGTCTTTTCCTTCCATTATACGTACTAACAGTGAGGTAACTGCTAGACTGAGACACCTCAAGTCAGACATTCAAGCCGACCGCGTATTAGTCTTTCAATACCACAATGGAAGTCACAACCTTAACGGTGTTGACTTTGCAAAGGTATCATGCACACACGAAGTAGTTAAACCTGGCTTGAAGACAGTACAGCAGGAACTTCTGAATCTTCCTGTGTCAGCATACATTACATTGACTGAATGTGCTTTCGGTAAAGAAGCGTCATGCCTGTCAAGTGTTACAAAGTTGAAGGCATACGACAGCTCTACATACGAAATGCTCAAAGCTCACGGCGTAAAGTCTGCAATTATTAAACCTCTAAAGGATGACAATGACCACATCTTTGGTTTTATTCTTGTTGAATTTTGTAGACGGTATGTTCGTAACTTTGGCACTCCAGAATTAAAAATAACTCTTCCGAGCATGACTGAACGTATCGCTGGTATGTTAGACAATAGTAGCACTCATGACTCGTAAGGGACGAGGATAGATATGCGAAAAGCACGTGATCCAGAAGAGTGTCTTTCGACACTTGCTTCTGAATACACCAAACCAGCTCCCACTCGTAAAGCTCCTGAAAAGGGTTTCACGAAGACTGACGAGCTGATGCGTAAGCTTAAGTATGGTCTTGGTTACGATCCTCTTATTGAACTTGTAAAGCTTGCGAAGTCCTCCAAGACTACCTGTTCTGAAAAGATTCGTATTGCTTCTGAGCTTATGTCGTACTACCAGCCCAAGCTTAAGCCTATGGAAGTTAATCCCAACGAGGGTGAAGTAATTAACGTCAACATCATGTATGAGCCTGCAAGGGTCAGTGGTGAAAGTGAAGTAAAGCCTGCTCCCACTACCGCCTCTCTGGAGGATCTTGCTAAGCTCTAGTCGGAGCCAGCATGGATATTAACTACAAAGTCCTGCCTACATTCGCAAAGATTCACCAAGATCCAGGACCGTACATCTTTGTCATGGGTCCAGTAGGTTCTGGTAAATCTTCGGGCTGTATCTTTCAGGCATTCCTTAATGCTATGCGACAGAAGCCTGACAAAGATGGAGTACGACACAGTAGACATCTTGTTATTCGTGCTACCTATCCGGCCCTTAAGTCTACTACAATCAACAGCTGGATCGACTGGTTCAAAGACAAGATTACCATTACGTATAGTACTCCCATTGTAGGTAAGATACGGTATCCTCTGTCTGACGGTACAACTGTTGATATGATAGTCTACTTCATTGCTGTAGATGATGACAGGTCTGCAGAAAAGCTTCGTTCTCTTGAAGTAACATCTGCACACCTTAACGAAGCTTCAGAACTTACACTTAACACATTTCAAATTGTGAAGACTCGTGTTGGTCGTTTTCCTGCTGCCAAGGATGGTGGACCTGTACGTCCGTTTATCATCTTTGACTACAACGCTGTGTCAACTGAACACTGGTTGTACAAACTTGCAGAAGAACAAAAGCCTGAAGGTCATCACTTCTACAGACAACCTCCTGCAGTTCTCAAGATAGATGGTCAGTACGTAGTAAATCCTGACGCTGAGAACCTTGCTAATCTTTCTGAGGACTACTACAAAAACATCATCATGGGTTCTGACGATGACTTTATATCAGTCAACCTCATGAACAACTATGGTGAAATCAAGAGAGGCAGACCTGTTTACAAGGACTACGTTGATGTACAACACTACAGTTCTGAACCTCTCAAACCTCTTCATGGTGTACCTGTAGTCATTGGAATCGACTTTGGACTTTGTTATACAGACAAGATTCGAGTTCTAACCAATCACGGGTGGAAATACTTTGAAGATGTAGACGTCAAAGTGGACAAGGTGTTATCTCGCAATCCTACCAATGGTGAGATTGCGTGGGTTAAACCCAACTTCAAAGTTAAAGAATGGCATGATGGGCCTATGCTTAGGTTCTCTACATTCAACGCTAAGTTTGAAGTTACTCCTGAACACAGGATCCCAGTCACAACTGCTACGTCAACTGATGTGCGGTTCATGACTGCACAAGAAGCAATGACCTCACCAGGTCGTAAGTATGTAGATGTGACGTCTGTAAATACACAAGCGTGTCCAAAGACTTTGTTTGGTTATGATGCAGAAGCCCTTGTTCGTATGCTTGGGTGGTACTTGTCTGAAGGTTCTGCTGATAAAAACATAAACAGAGTTACTATTGCTAATAACAATACAGACAATCTTAAAACTATTGCAGAACTAGTTACTAGACTAGGATGTGCACCGAATATAGCACCCAAGAGTGTTAGGTTTTCTGATGCCAAGCTGAAGAAATTACTGTCACCTACACATGCTTTGTTTGATACGAAACGTGTACCTCTTTGGATGTATCATATTGGTGCACCTTTGATTGAAGCATTCATTGAATCATTCACTCAAGGTGATGGTTACGTACGAGTTAGAGCTAACGGTTCTATTGAAGAGACTTGCTCTACTTCTTCTACGTATTTACGTGATGACCTCATTGCTCTTGCCCAGCTTGCTGGTTATTATGCTTCTTGGAGTGCTACTCCTCCACGTAAGCATTGGTATGAAAAAGAGCAGCGTTACATTGTTTCTACTAGAGACAACTACATTATCAGGTTTAAGAAGAGAGCTAAGCGTGTAGCTTTGCTTAAACCTAAGTGGGAAGAATTTCACTACACTGGTTATCGTTATTGCTTGAATGTACCGTGGCATACATTGTACATCATGCAAGATGGTACACCCTCTTGGAACGGTAATACTCCTTCTGCAGTGTTCACACAACAGCAACCTGACGGCTCTGTGATAGTGTTCGATGAGATATGCACAGAGAACTGTGGTATTCAAGAGTTTTCTAAAGACTATCTCTGGCCTAGGATTACGACCAAGTATCCTCACATTATGAACAACTTCACATGTGTTTGTGACCCTGCAGCTGCTCAACGTTCTATAAATGACGCAAAGGCGAGTATTCAAGTTTTGAAAGAAGCTGGCCTACCTGTTAAACTTGCACGCTCAAATGTATTTACTGAACGAAGGGAAGCAGTAATATATTTCCTACGCATGTTTAACAAGTTTAAGCTTGGACCAGATTGTCCAATGCTTCGGAAGGGTTTCATATCTGAGTACAAATATGATGCTGCTAAGACTGTAGACGGTGTCTTGTACAAAGAGAAACCTACTAAAAACGAATACAGTCATCCTCATGACGCGCTGCAGTACGCAATGATGGAATACGTACACAAGCGCAATAGAAATCATCTTTTCAGAGAACGGCGCAAATATACTGCAGCTAGTCAGATTGGAGGATATTAAATTGGCAGAGCTTGATAAGTACTTTAGTTCTAGTACTAAGATTATTGGTTCTACTGAACAAGAAAAAGAACTTAAGAAATTCATAGACGAAATCGTTGATGAAGTAAAAGTTGATCAGGAGACTGAACTTGATGAAGAAATTGTTGACAACAGTTCAGAAGATCCTACAACGCTTGCTGGATTTGTTAAAAGCTGCTTCAAAAAGTCTGAAGCTGCACGTTATGACATCGAAAATAACTGGCTAGATTCCCTCAGACAATACAAAGGACTGTACGATTTTGATACGTTGAGTCGTATGAATGATCTTAGATCCAAAGCTTTCATTCGTCTCACTCGTACAAAGGTCCGTACAGTTGACAGCCGACTGTCTGATCTGCTGTTCCCTGCTAATGGTGACAAAAACTGGGCCATTAAACCTACTCCGGTACCAGAATTTTCTGAAAAGAAGACTGAAGCTATCCTTCAGATGTACTTGGAAGAGACTGGTGAAGAGATAACGGGTGATCAGCTTGCTGTTCTTATGCACGAAGAGGCCACCAAACAGGCCAACAAGATGTCTAAGATCATCGAAGACGAGCTTGCTGAACTTAAATATCGTGAAATTATGCGGGATGTAATCCATTCTGGTAACGTTTACGGTACTGGTATCCTTAAAGGTCCCCTTGTTAGCATCTCTGAGAACCGTCAGTACTACAAAAAAGTCAAGTCTGGTGACAAAGAACAGTGGATTTTGCAGGACTATGACACTCTGACACCGTTCGTAGAGAACGTGCGTGTCTGGGACATCTACCCTGACATGGAATCTACCTCTCTCAACGAGTGTAGGTACATTGTTCAGCGTAGAAAAATGGGAAAACATTCTCTCATTGGGCTCTCTAAGCGTTCTGACTTTAACGGAAACGCTATTGCAAACTACCTTTTCAATCATCCTGATGGTGATTATATTAAAAAGACGTTTGAAATAGAGCTTTTCAACATGGGAGATGTAATTGACAGCGGCATTGCTGAGGATGAAAAGTCTAAGAAGTACGAAGTTCTTGAATTTTGGGGATACGTTGACGCTGAAGAGCTTGAAAATGTAGGCGTTACTATTCCTGATAAGTTCAGAGGACAGGTTGAAGTAGCTGCTAACATCTGGGTTCTTGGAGATGAAGTAATTAAAGCGTCTCTGATGCCCATTGAAGGTGTGAAGTGGCCCTACTTCTTCTATTACTACGACAAAGATGAGACGTCTATCTTTGGTGAAGGCATTCCTTCCATCATGAGAGACGTGCAAGAGCTTGTCAACAGTGCTTTCCGTGCGCTTCTTGACAATGCTGCTATTTCTGCTGGACCACAGGTCGAAGTAAACCTCGATTTGTTGTCCGAAGATGAAGACCCGCGTGATGTTTATCCCTTCAAAGTGTGGATGCGTACGGGTACTGGTGCTGAAAGTGCCAGTCCTGCAGTGCGTGTTCTTACTTTGCCCGCGTATACCACAGAATTTGAACGCATGATTGAGCTGTTCCGTAACTACGGTGACGAAGTTACGTCTATTCCTAGGTACATGTGGGGTGAAGGCAGCGCCAACGGAGCTGGTCGTACTGCCTCTGGGCTGTCCATGTTGCTTGGTTCAGCAAACATCACCATTAAAGATCAAGTTAAGAACTTTGATGACGGAATTACTAAGCCATTTATCACTGCTATGTACTACTGGAACATGCAATTTAACAATGATGAAGATGCCAAGGGTGATTACGCTGTAGTTGCTTGTGGTACGTCTAGCTTGATTGCTAAAGAAGTACGTAGTCAGTCTCTCATTCAGTTTGCTCAGATGACGATGAATGGTATAGACAGCACAATTGTGAAACGTCCGAGTATCATTCGAGCCATTGCTGAAAGCCTTGACCTTCAGGACGACAACCTTGTTAAGTCTGATAAGGAAATCGCTGTTGAACGTCAGCAAGAACAGCAGGCTGCTGAAGAAGAACGTCAGTGGATGAACGAAATGGTAGAGACTGCCCGTGAAGATGGTGTAAGTCCGTCCGCTCTTATTGATAGTTTGCGTAATCTCAGGAAGGATATGCAGCAGCTGGCACAAACCCAGCCTGAAACTGTCCCTGCTGAGGAGGTGTAAGCCTTATGCCTACTCCTAATGTACAAAGAGTCAATCTTGAAAAAGCTTTCAAGACTAGTGCGACTACTGGAGTACAACGAAACATATGCCTGTATCTGAAGTTGCTGAGAGATAAGTCCTACGCGAAACTCCTCGAAGGATCTGAAGATGCAGCCCCGATTATAGGTGAGCTCCGAATACTTCAAAAGCTTTTGAATGTACTGGAACTTGGGAGTGAGCCTAACGATCTCTCACTCAATGCACAAGTCTAGTTAGGACTTGCTGGTTTCAGCCCCTAACAAGGATTTATATGGAAAACAATACGATGGAAAAGGAAGCCTTTGATGCTTTCTCTACTCAGTTCGAAGACAACAACGGTACCGATCTGTCTTATGAAGAGTTCATGAAAGCGTTCGAAGATTCTTCCGACAACAACGACAACGGTGGTAGTGAAGACCACGAAGAGAAACAAGACGAGCAGCTTGATTCTTCTGAAGGAACTTCTGCTGATGATGCAGACTCCAACAAGGAAGATGAGAACACTGACCAGCCTGAGTTTACTCTTGATTATCAAAAGCTTTATGAGCAGAATAAGCAGACTTACGAAGCTCAGCTGAATCTCGTTAGTAGCAGACTTCGAGATCTGTCTGAGAAATATCAGAAGCTTAAGGAACAGAAAGCTCAGAAGGCTCAGGAACCTGAAGAAATTCCTCCTAAGCTGAAAGAATTTTATGAGTCTTATCCTGATATTGCTGAAGCTGTGAAGACGCTTGTGGATTCTAAACTGAACAAAACTGTTAGTCAGGTTGAACAGGTTGTAACTAATCGTGTTCAGCCTATCGAACAGAACATTGCTCAGGAATCTGCACGTCAGCACATTGAACGCATTCGTGCTGCTCATCCCGATGTGATTGCCATTATGGAAAGTGGTGACCTTGTAAATTGGATTCAGACTCTCCCTGCTGTTCAGCAGGAAGGAGCCATCTATATTTACAACAGAGGTACCGCTGATCAAATCATCGAACTGCTCAATACCTACAAGTCTGCACGTAGAGGTGCTCCTAAAGGTGCACAGAAGGCTAAGGTAAGCAGTACTCAGGTTCCTCAGCAGGAATCTAATACTGATGAAATTGTAAACCGAGTGCTGGCAGCTATGAATGTTCCCACTTCTAAAGATCCAATCTCTCTTGACAACACTCGTCGTCATAGAGAAAAGACCTTTGATGATGCGGTTAAAGAATACGAAGCTACCAGACGAACTCGATAACCGCTCTTTTGTTGGAGAGAAATAGATCATGGCTAACACTACTACTGCCAATCTGACTTACATGCGTAATGCGTACATCGTGGGCAAGATGCTCGCTCGTGCGCTTCCGTATCTCGTGTTTGAAAAGTTCGGTCAGGCTTATCCCATCCCGGATCAGAACACGAAGACCATTAAGTTCCGTCGCTATGAATCGCTGGATGCTACTCCCACGAAGCTGACCGAAGGTGTTACGCCTACGGCTCAGGCTCTGACCACCACTGATATTACGGCTACGCTGGATCAGTACGGTGGGCTCGTGACGATGACCGACGTTCTGCTCGACACGAACGACTCCCCTGTTATGGAACAGGCTACGCAGCTGATCGGTGAACAGGCTGCTGAAACCATTGAGAACGTCCGCATCGGTGTTCTCCTTGCTGGTACGAACGTTGAATACGCCAACGGTACTTCCCGCGCTGAAGTTAATACGCCTCTGACCCTTGGTCTGCAGCGCCGTATTACCCGCAAGCTGAAGAACCAGAAGGCTCGCTTCCTGACCGACGTTGTGAAGTCCACTCCTCGGTTCTACACCGAAAACGTGAACCCCACCTTTGTGGCGGTTTGCCATCCCGACTGCGAAGCTGACATTCGTAACCTTCCTCACTTCCAGGATGTGAAGGACTACGGTGTTCTGCCCTCTTGGGAAAATGAAATCGGTGCTTGCGAAAACGTTCGCTACATCTTCACCACGCTTATGAAGGCTTGGCCGGATGCTGGTGGAACCAAGACCAACGCTGATAACGCTACCATGATCTCCACTGGTGGTACGAAGGCTGACGTCTACCCCATCCTGTATCTTGCTAAGGATGCGTACGGTATTGTTCCTCTGAAGGGTCAGAACTCTCTTACCCCGATGATCATCAATCCTACTCCTTCTGAATCTGACCCGCTGGCTCAGCGTGCTCACGTGTCTTGGAAGGCCATGCACACCTGCGTCATTCTGAACCAGGCTTGGATGGTTCGCGCTGAAGTCGCGGCTACTGCGTACTAATTGTTCATATAATGGGGAGGATCTGGAGTCTCTAGGTACTCCCCTTTATAATATTAAATTTTTCCATAAGTAGGTTATAAATGGCTGCAACTACTTCTAAGAAACTGAAGAAGATTAACTACTCTGGTACTGATCTTGAACTTCGGGACGCTCTCTTTCAGCGTGGTCTTGCTATTCCTCTGACTGAAGAGAATCAGCTGATCAGGGCTCATGCTCTGCAGATGCTTCGTGATTGGGAACAGCAGCATGAGAATGAAGCTCCTGCTCGTAAGTGTCGGGTCATCTTCCACCAGTCTGGTAATCCTTCTTCTGGTCCCTATGTGTATGCTTCTATTAACGAAAAGAACTTCCAAGCTCCGTTCAACAAGGAAGTAGTTATTCCTGAGTACATGCTTCGTGAATGTATCGACAGAGCTCAGATTGTTTCTTATCGTGAAGAAAAGGATGAATACAATCGTCCTGTGACTGTTGAAGTTCGTACCCCTATCTATCCGTACACTTTCCTTGGTTATGTTGAGGAAGGACTTGAGGCTTCTCAAGAATAATTAACTATATGTGAGGGTGACAACTGTGAAGGTTAAGGATATTATCAATCGGGTTACAGCCCTCTATAATGATGCTGACTACGTTCGTCTTACAAAAGCTCAGTATCTTAGATTTCTTGATGATGCTATCAATCAATTGATTGCTGTACGCCCAGATAGCTATGTGACTATTGAGCCGGTTAAACTGAAGCCGGGCAATAGACAAGACATTCCAGATGATGCTTACTGTTTGGTAGATATCTATTCGAATGCCGTTAAGAACCCTGATGGTTCTTTTACTTATGGTCCGCCTATCTATCAGGTTGAACGTAAGGACATGGATTATTACAGCAACTGGTACAAGAATACGTTTAGCAATACAGGAATTGTGATGGAGTTTATGTACGACAGGAAGACTCCTCGTACATTCTTTGTTTATCCTGCTGTTCCTTCTGGACGGGACGTGTTTGTTGAAATGGCTGTATCTAAGCAGGCACCTGAGTTCAGTTCTCTGACTGATGACTTTGACGTTGTCATGGAAATGGACATGCCTGTGACGGGAGTATTCAAAACTCCTCTCATCAACTATATGCTTTATTTGGTTTACAATACCGATAGCACTTCTGCTAACGACAGGCAGATGGCTGCTACGTACGAACAGTCTTTCTATAGGGGCCTTGGCCAAGAGTATAATGCTTCTATAGTTGCAATGCCTAAGATTGTAGAACCTGCTATGATTGCTGGTACTGGAGAACAGAATGGTTAAGCTGGATGAGTTTTATTCTTACATCCGACCTAATGTTCCGGGATGTCCGATACAGTATGTCAATGAAGCTTTGATTAGTACGTTGATTGAGTTTTGTAGTAAGACGTTGATTTGGCAGGAAGAGTATGTTTGTGGAAACATTTACGCTGGTGAACATACATACTCTTTCAATCCTTGGACTGATCAGGTATCTATTGTTGAACCTCTTGTGGCCATCATTCAAGAGCCTCAAGAAGAGGGCAGCACAGTTGTTCCTCAGCCTCACTTTGTAGCAAAGGTCAACGAACAGGATCTGGAAACGTTTGATCAGAACTGGAGACAGTCTGCTGAAAAGTTTCCTCGTGTGTTCTACATGAATACTCCGAACACGATCCGGCTTGTTGGTACTCCTACAGAAGATATAGAAGATGGTCTGCATCTTCGTGTAGCTCTTAAGCCTTCAACGGTTGCTACTGAAGTTGCTGATTTCTTTTTGATGGATTGGGCAGAGGTTATTGCAGACGGTGTGCTTATGCGTCTGTACAGTATGCCCAACAAGGCGTGGTCTCGGCCTGATCTTGTAAACTATTGCACGCAGAAATTTAGGACAGGTATTACCAGAGCTAAGTCTAAGATGTACAAGTCGTACACATACCAGTCGAAGAGTATGCTGCCGAAACGTTTTGCCGGTTCTTTTCAGCGTAACTGGTTTTAAGACTTTTAATAAAAGAGGAACATATAATGGCTTCTGGTTTTAGTGTATATCTGGATAATAAAGTTCTAGACTTTATTTTTACGGGCACTAACAATACTACGCCTACCAAGTACTGGGCTCTGTTTCTGAGTGACAATGGCTTGTCCAACAACACTCTGGCTGAGCAGAATGAAGTGAATGGTGCTGGTTATGCTCGTGTTGAAGCAGACAACGTAATGTTTAGTGCAGCTAGCGAAAGCAGTGTTACGAATCTGCTTGAAGTTCAGTTTCCTGTAGCGGACGAAGACTGGGGCACCGTTACTCATGTGGCTCTTATGGATGCTGCTACTCAGGGTAATGTTCTTGCCTTTGCTGAGTTTATGGACCCTACTGGAACTACTCCTAGACCGAAAGCCGTTATGCAGGCTGACCAGCTTGTGATACGTGCTAGAGGTACTGTGTTCCAGTTGCTCGACGATAATAGTACTGTTGGTACAGTTACTGTTGACTAAGAAAGGATAGGCTATGACTCTTACTTCAGGTCTTCTAAGAACTAGTACTTTACGGTCTATGACTCTAAGAGGGTCTGCACAGTCTACGTTTGATGCTCCTTATTTTTCTTGGGACATCAACCCTGTGCGGGGATCTGCAGTTAGAGTATTCCCAGTTCGAGGTAGTGCATTATACAAGTTGTATGATGTGCTTTCATTCAAAGCGAGAGCTCGATCCATAGACTATGGATCGAACATTTTAGTTCCCGGTTTGTTTTGTAGAGCATATACGAAAGTTGGTTCTGTCGGCTCAATTAAGTATCTCCCTACTATAGATACCGTCAAGGTGCGTACGTACGTAGATGCTCACGAGACCGGTATCCGATTCTATATACCAAAAGCAAATTCCATTACTATTGTTTATATAGATAGCCAGTGGGCTTCTAAGTCTGAAGTGTGGCCTGTTCTTAAAGTGTACAGTAGTAACTGGATCACCAATGCTGTGTATAAGTATAATGGTTATTACCAACTTGAACTTGATCCAGACTGTCCTGTATTTAGTTGAAATAGGTGCATGAATGAAGACATATCAATATTACAACAATGCAACAGGGATGGTCAAGTCTAAAGAAAGAACTGGCAACAACCTTGTTGTAACTGTCGGTCTTAAGACTGGCGAGCTCGCTTCCAGTATAAGTGGAGTAAACATACCAATCACATTCATCATCGGTGCTGATGATATGAAGACTTGGTATGCTACTTCTTGTGCTTCCACGAGTAATGAAGCTGAGTACAAGTTGACCTTCACTGGAGCAGACATTAGCTCCTCTGATGAGATCAAGTACATGGCTATGAATACTCAGTGGGAACTGCGTCTTACAGCTACAGAACTGAATGATTTTGTTGAAGCTATCAACAATGTCAATGTTGCTACTGATGATGTTGCTGGTATTGTGAAGATTGGAGATGGCCTGCAGGTTACAGAAGATGGAACGGCGTCTGTAAACTCTACGGTTGTCCGTACGTCTGGTAATCAGACTATTAATGGTAGGAAGACGTTTATAATTAATCCTGCTATTAATAACGATTATCCAGCTTGTATAATACAAAATTCTGCACTTACTGATGCTACAACTCCAGATAAAGATCAACGTCAAGTGCTTTCATTTACCACCTCTTCAGGTCTGGCTGCAGCAAATAGAACTGGTCATGTTGAATCTATAACTAAAACTGATGGTTCTAGAGAAAGCAGATTGTCTGTTTATAGTAACAACAGTACTCATGCTATGGCATCAGTGTCAGTGCTTTATCCTGCCTCTGGTAATCCTTATGCGACAGCTCCTACTCCTCCTGACGGAGATGAGTCGACTAAGATTGCCACTACTCAGTGGGTAGCAAACAATGCTCCGGGTGTACCTGCCGGTGCAGTCATGCCGTTCTACAATGTTACACTTGGTGGAACAGACAATCGCAATCCTATTTTCTGGGGTGAGACAACTCCAGATATAGGATGGCTAGTGTGTGATGGTGGTTCGGACGGACAGGGTGGTAACGTTCCTGACCTTAGCAGTCGGTTCATATATGGTACCGTAGACCCTGAACAAGCTGGTCAGACGGGAGGTGCATCATCAGTAACACCTTCCATTACGATCAATCCTGCATCCAGTGGTATCTCAATCCAAGCCACTACACTCAGTACAGCACAAATGCCATCACACTCACACATCCAAGGTGAGAATATTCCTGGCACACGTACAGATACTACAACTTATCGAGCCTATTGTAACTACGGTCATACAGTAATTTCTGGGAAAACTGATAATAAAGTTAAAGCAGAAATAACATCTGAGTATAACACATGGAGACCTAATACATCTTCAAGTGGTAGCACATCAGCACATATACATGCCGTAAGTGAAACCACACATACTCATACGATTAGTAGTACTGAAGGTTCCAACTTGCCACCGTGGTATTCATTAGTGTATTGTGTGAAGTTAGTTTCATAGCCATCACACAACCACACGATTGAATCAACCTCACAAGGTGAGAAGTCCTTCTATGCCCTTTATAATGTAAAGGGTTATCAATTAGGCTCAAAGTCTACTAGTAGAGTAGGTAGCAATGGTAGTCATGGACATGGAGTTACAGATGCTACTCATACGCATACAGTAAATACATCTGGTGTAACTTCTCTTCCTCCTTGGTACAGCTTGATATATTGTGTTAAAGTAGCTTAACGCAATAGACTAGCATATAATAAGGAGGCATAGTGGTTATTGAAGAACCACTGGCTAACGTGTGAGTATGTGTACCATCTGTGATCGCATGAGTATGAGATTGGGTATTTCCTGTAGTACCAGTTGTACCGGATTTATTATAAACTGATACATGATAAGAAGAACCTTCGTATACACTTTCTACAGTACCTTGCGAAGTGACTGTGTGGTTGTGTGATGGCATTTGTGCTGTACAGTTACAATACTTTCACACAGAATACCAACGTATAGTAGAATGGCAGTACCGAAGCAGCATCTACTGTAACAGTGTGATTATGAGTAGAATCAGTTAGAGCATGTGTATGCGCACTAGAACCACCGGTATTTTGCATATCTATTTTATTGCCATATCCTTGTGGTTTTCCTACGTTTGAGTCACAAGTCATATCAATATAGCATACACTATGTTGATTTTGACCAGTAGGCCCAACACCGTTTTCAGTAGTGTGCACGTGCGCGGGCATCCCAGCTGTAGACAACGTAGTGGCTTGGATTGAGATACCACTACATTGTATGCCTAGCCACACTCACGGGGCGTCCACCCATGCGAATAATGGTGGTGGAGCTTTTGGTGGCGGC